GCATCTATATATGCTCTAGGGTCTTCATCAAACAATATATCTAATGCCATCTTAATCTTTACAGGTTGTCCTTCTAATGCATAAGCAAGTGATTTACGAGTCATCTTAGCCACTTGTCTTGCCTCATTATTTTTAGGTTGTAGTGCCTTTGGAGTTTTATTATAGTTCTCATCTATCTTCCCAAGTTGAGGTCTTTTCCTCCTTGCCTCACTACCTAACTTCTTATTATCTTCTTTCATTATTATCTTTAAAGTCGCAAGATACAAAAATTATTTAAACTGCTTTCCTAATTATTATATAAAATTGAACTTCTATTATTTAACATTATTGTAAATTGTAAGAAAACTATGCAAAACTATAATTTTAAACACCTATCTTCGTGCCTCTTATAAGAGTATATGTTATTCTTCCCTAATACTTATAATCGCCACATCCTATAGTAAACATTATTGCTCATATCGCAAAGTATATAACAACTTCCAAAATAAATGTTTATTCTACAAACATAGTATTTATAAAATTGAACTTGTATTCTGTGTGTGTGCGTTTGTGTGTCCAAAGAGTATATACTACTCGGTTTACGGAATTCAAAATAAACCTTTTATTTCAAACCTTTTAAACAATATTTTCATAAAAAACTCCAGGAATTGGGCCAGATCTTAACAAAAACTGCTTAAAGTTTGTAATATGTTAAGAATTAGTGCTTTATATCTTGTAAATGTGTCTTTTTTTAGTGCAAAGTTGAGTGTAAAAAGAAAATTTGCTAACATATCAAAACAATTTTAACCTAATTTAATAATCATTAGACATAAACTAACTAAGAAATAAAGCGTTTTAAAGGCTTTTATAGTGTTTGCAGTATGTTACTATTCTTATTCTATTTGCTTAGATTAGAGCATAAAAAAAACACCTCGTTAAAGGTGTCTTAATATTAGTATTTAATTGCTTTACTTATTTAGATTATCGTAATAGATTTTTATAATATCTTGTTGGGTTTTAATAGTTATTTTATCTATTTCAATACTATGTTTTAGTATTTCAATTCTTTCCTCAAGCATTTTAATTCTCTCTTTTAGTATCTTATTTAATTCTTTCATAATTATATTATTTTATAGTTAGTTTTATTAATTGTAAGAGTAAGCAAAGTATTAAAATTTAACATCCTAAAGGCTTTTATCCTCATATCGTATACAGGTAGCAAATTATATTCTTTTGCCTTGTATGGCGCTGCTCTTCCTGTTTGGCTCTTGTATCTCTTGCCGAGTCTAGCCGTTAAGGTTCTAATAGTTTGATCCTTTTTTATAAAGGTACTGCTAAAGATTCTGCCGTTTGTTTCTCTTATTAATTCTTTTGCTTGGTCTGTTGTTATTGTTTTCATTTGTTTATTGTTTTATTATTTTATTAATTATTTCAATCGCTTTAATTGGTTGTATTAATCCTTTCTTTTCTTCTTCTAGTATGGCTTTTATGTTATTTAGTTTCATGCTATCAATTAAGTAAAGTTTTTGCGCTGTGTCTGTTGTTGTTTTCATTTGTTTAAATGTTTTAATTGCTTAACATCCTGATGTTAGTACTGCAATGATTAGTAGAAATGTTAATTGTGTGTCTGACCAGTTAGTAAGTGGTAATTGTCCTTTGCTCATTGTATTATGTTTTAATAGTTATTTTTAAAAGTTTCTTTTATTTCTCTTCCTAGTCTAGTGTTAAAGCCGTAAGAGTGTGTATAAATTCCTTTTATTGGCTCATTCTCTACCATAAAAAAGAATATTTCTAAAGGGCTGCAGTTGTATTGTTTTGCAGTCGTTCTACTTGCTTTTACAAGTTTTTTAATATCGTGCTTTATATATCCGTATTCGTTAAGAATATATTCTTTTGCTGATTTTGTTGTTAAATTTTTCATAGTTTTATTAGTTTTAAGCGTTTATAATTGTTTTTTTTTAATGATAAACTAAACCTACTTTTTTATTGTCTTGTATTGCTTTTAAATCGTTATCTGAGGCGTTTACATAACCTGCTGCTTCTAACAATTCTTTGCTTTTAAATATTCGTGCATGGCGGTGCTTATTTACATTAATTAAATTATCAGTTTTTGAACCTTCAGAAAATATTATTTTTAAATTTTTAGGAAGTAGTAACCCATCAATAAAAAATTTTATACTTTTTGTATAAGCGTAAAAAATAACATCTTTGTTTTGTGTTGCTATACTTATCCATTTATTAAGATATGCAATAGAATAGAAATCGCCGCTATCATGTATGCGAATATGCGTTACTTTCTTTTTTCTTATCTCTTCATTCATTAAAGGAATAAAAGTATTTGTTTTGCTTATCTTATATTTTTGCTCCATTAGGTCCTGTATCTTTGGAAATCTTGTATAATTTCCTTTTTGAGCATAGCAAAACTTTACACATTCTTTTGCAAACGGACATGTTTTCTTTCCTGATTTAGTTTTATAAGCAGGTATTGAAAAGTTAAAAATTTTTGCTTTATTCTCTTTGCTAGTCTTTTTCATTTTAGCGTTCTGTGTTAGTAAATTCATTTTTTTATAGTTTTAAATTAATAGTTATTGTCTTATTTTATAAACTCCAATTTTTGGAATTTCTTTTACTTCTTCTTCTTCTTCTTCTTCTTTGTTGTAACATTCATTACAAATATCCTCATAATCGTGCATAGTTAGAACCTCGTTACATTCTGAGCATTTTTTGTTATTGCCGTTCCAATTAATAGGATTATTGTTGTCATTACTTATATGATTATCCATTTTTTAAAGTTTTAAAGGGTTAGTATTTACATTCAATTATTAATATAGTTGCCAATACAGTAGCGCCAAAGAAACAAACCAATGCAATAGTATTAAGTATTTTATTTCTTTTAATTCTCTTTAGTTCTGTTAAGTTTACAATATTGTAATTTTGCACCTTATTTTTTACGAAAAAGTTTGCCGCTTCTTCCTCATTCAAAAAATAATCTTTGCTGCTTCTTTTGTTTGTAATTTTGTAATTGTTCATAGTTTTAAAGTTTTAAATTAAATTGATAATTGCGTTTGCTAGTCCTCCAAAAAATACAATACTAAAAAATATTGTTGTTATTAGTTCGGCTGTGTTTGTGTTTTGTGTTTTTGTTTTCATAGTTTTGTAGTTTGTTTTTAGTTTGTTAATTGATTGATCCGTTAAATTTTTGCAAAGGTTTTAATTCTTTGCACTTTCTTTTAATTTCTTTTATGTAGTTTTTTATTTCTTCCTTTGTCCCTTTTATTCTTACTATCCTCCCATCCATTAAAAAAACATGATCTTTTGTTTTTGTGTTTTGTGTTTTTGCTTTCATAGTTTTGTAGTTTGTGAGGGGTGTTTTAAGCCCCTCTGATTGATTTATATTTTATTTATGTGTTTTTCTATTGTTGAAAACTTAACCGCTTGTTTTACTATCTTACCATTCAAAACAAGATTAAATTTGTTGTTTTGCTTAATTACCTCTACATGTATAAAAGGGTTATTTAATAGTTCTACTTCTGCAACCTCATTATTTAACATGTATTTCATTACTTGAGGACTGAACTCTGAAGGGTTTGTAAATTTGTAGTTTTTCATTTTGTTTATTTTTTTTTGTTTGTTTGATGGTGTAAAGATACACTTTTTTAACAAATACAGCAAAAATGTTAAAAGTTTTTTTTCTACTCTAGTAAAACAGCATAAAATAAGTATAAAATAAGGCTATTTTAAGCAAATATGAAAATTAAAAAAGTGCTTTTTTGCCTCGTTTTTGGTTGTCCTGGTGCAAATGTTGTTTTTTATATATTGTATTTATATGCTTTTTGTGGTTCGGTTGGTTGGCTCAATTTTAGAGGTTGAAAATTTGCAATAGATAGAACGCGCTACGAATAACAAAATATTTTAATTATACTAATATTTTACAATAAAGTTATTAACAATTTAATTTTCTAAAAAGTAGGTGTAAAGGTCCGCCAGGAACTAACAAAAATAAAATCTCACTCAAAATCTCCTACCCAACAACCCTGGGCAGTTTCAGCAGTTTCAGGGCAGTTTCACAGCAGTTTCAACAAGGCAGTTTCAAAACAGAAACAGTTTCAAGAAAAGTTTTAAAAAAAGTTTTAAGGAATTTTCATATACCAATCAAGGACATCCATACATTCTTCAAGTCCTTTAACCACCTTAGCATAGTAGCCTGCTTCATTGAGGTCGGCAACCCATTGCTTTTGTTCTTTGGATGGATAGCAAGTCTTGTCTGCTTTAATCTCTAGGAATAGTCCTGCATACTCACTATTGACTTTACAGATTTGCATATCAGGAAAGCCTTTAACATAGCCAGTCTTTTTGGCTAGTATTGCTTGTTTCATGGAGGTTCTTATGCCACCTAGTGATGCACAGTATCTTAGATTAGGATAAGTGTATTGTATATAGGTACAGAATGATGATTGGACTAATGCTTCTTTTTTCATAGCCATACCCCCTATGCCCCCTTATGCCCCCTATGCCCCCTATGCTTACCCCCTACACCCCTTGTTCCCCCATCAGTATAAGTCTTACCCTTTATTAGTTGGTACATTAAAGGTTGTGATACACTATACTTCCTAGCAAGAGATGATATAGTTATCTTCTCTGTAGCAGTAGTGTATTCTTCTCTGATAGCATTGGCTTCTTCCACAGTAAACTTTCTTCTGGAGTAACCACCACCTCTACTATCTTTTCTATCTTCTAATTTTATCTTTCTAATTTTTGGCATAATCTAATATTCATCTTCAAACCTATCAGTAGTTTCACCATATTGATTTTCAATATCAATACTTGTAATTATAACATCTACTTTATTTAGGTTCTTTTTATTTATGTAACAAATTCTATCTATTAATTCTTGGTCATTCTTTATTTCATTGATGTTAGATGTAAGAACAAATGTATCTAGTATTCCTGTAACTGATTTCCTAGTTACAACTTTTTTATTCTTTATCTCGTAAGATACAAATACTCTAAAGATTGGTTTTTTCATTTTGCCTCTTTAGTTTATCAAGTTCAAACTCTAAGTGATTGATAGCCTTCTGTATGCAATCTATTTGAGTGTCGTGCTTACGCTTGGCTCTAAGGACATAACTAATGCAAGTGCCAAGATTATAAGACAAATCAAAATCTTCAATAATATTTCTTGCTTCATATCCAAATACTTCTCCAATATAGTAGTTAGGTGTTTTGTGTTTTTCATAGTCTATTTTTGTCATATTTAATTCTTCTTTTGTTAATAGCATCTTAGGGTTAATCTTTCCTCCACTCCATTTATTATCTTTATCTTCTACCACCTCATCCTGCCAAGTAGTAGTTGGAGTCCACCCATTCCTACCTTTCTCGTAATAATATTTATTATGCTTTGTCATCTAATTTATCTATATTGTTTTCTAATTTCTTATTCTCTTGTCTTGCTATCTTACCTTCAATATAAGATAAAGCAAATATATATAAAATCGCCACACCAACAATCATACTTGTACCAATAGTTACGCTATTCATTTTCCAAGAGGTTTAGTAATTGATGTGAGGTATATATTCTATCCTTACCACTATAATTTTCATATATCATTGTGAAGTTATCATTCTTCCAAGTCCATAAACTCTTAACTCCATTCTTAATATGGGATTTCAACACCCACTTAATTGTTTTATAAGTTCTTTCCTCCATATTATTTTTCATTTTTATACCAAACTCCATAACCTTTTGCCTTACCTGTAAATGGAACTTTTTTAAGTACAACTAATTTTTCTTCCTCACCCTTTTTATACTTAGGATTTTTACTATTTAATTTTCTCTTTTTCATATCTATTGTTTTAAGTATTGTCTTATTCTGCTTTCACTTAACTCATACTTCTTAGCAAGTTCCTTTACGCTTTTTCCTTTGCTATGTAAATACTGACAATGTTTAGCCCTTCCTAAAATTTCATCACTTTTGATGTCTGTCCATTTATTATCTTTACTATTGTAGTTTTTCATATTGTTTTATTTTAATTAGGACAATAAGTTTGGTGGGTCAGTAAAAAACAAGGAACTTTAACCATTATTAAAATTATTATTTTACCCACCATACTCATCATCTATAAATTCAGAACAGAAATAACCCTCTAAAATACAAGCGATTAATACTACTCCCCATATTATCAATATTGTTTTCATTTGTCAAAGATATAAAAATATTTCAATTTTATACAAATTAATTCCTAAAACTTTTCCCCTTGATAATCACCACTTTACACTTCCTCAACCTATCTAAAGTCCTTTCATCATACCTTTCTTTAAGTGCTTGAGGTGTTAAATTTGTAGTTATTAGTAATGTTTTAGAACTATCCTCAGCATAAGAAATCGCATCAGCAACTGCATCTATCTTAGTACCATAATCATTTTTAATACTCTCAGTTCCTAAGTCATCAATGATAATGAATGGTGCTTTGTTTCTATCAACTGCACCTAATTCTTTTGCAGGAACGCTTCTTAATATCTTATTTGTTCTAGTCCTGAATATAGCAGGAATAACAAAGTTTAAGATAGTTGATTTACCTAACCCACATTCTCCCATCAACATCAAACCTCTGCCTTTTGTATCTACCATCCAGTCAATAATCTCATCATAAGCAGGTAAATGCTCATACTTATCAACTGTTCTATCGTAATACTCAAAAGACTTAATGAACATTTCTTTTATTTCTTCTCTTACTCCAAGTTTATATCTGTTGTAAACTTTTGGCTGCAGGAAGTCTGCATTTTTAAATGTATCTTCTATTGTTCTCATAGTTTAAAATTTACCATCACCATAATCTCCTCCTTTTTTATGTCTGTGTGATGTAGTGTTATTATTATTAGTTTTATTTTGTCTTTTCTCCCAAGTCCTTACACAAGCCTTCCAATCTTTCATTTTGTTTTTACCTATCAACCAATTTTTACTTTCATAGAAATCAAAAAAAGTTTCTGCATCAATACCATTATTCCTCCATAAACAATATTCTTTAATATCATTAACTTCTGGTTTTTTAAAAGAAACCCCTTTATTATTAATATGTTTATCTTTAGATAAACTAATACTATCTTTAAAGTTTTCTTTAATACCCCCCTTAAAGTTTTCTTTAATACCCCCTTTAAGTTTTCTTATATACCTCCTTTCAATTTCTTTAGTATTTCCTTTATAGATGTAATGAGTTGATATATAGCCATTTGCAACTAATTCACTTACCCATTTAGAAATAGTAACAGTACTCTTACTATAAAGGTTAGAAAAGTATTTATTTGTAGCAAAGCACTCACCATTAATATTAAGTAGTGCAGTTATTTCAGCATATAATAATTTAGCATTTGCAGTTAGATTCTTATCATATCTAACCTCAGCACTTATTATAGCATAGTAGTTTGGTTGTTGTTTCATTGTTTTTAGTTTTAGTTATTTTTTGGTATCTCTAATTCATAGCACTCTGTATAGGTGGACATAACTACAGTCCACTTACTTACCTGTTCGTGAGTAAACCAGCAAAATCTTGCGTATAAGGCGTTCAATGGCTGTATGAACAAATAGTGCGTAACTTTCTTTTTAGGGTTGTTATGGGCTTTAAAATTGATTCTAAGGGCATTTCCCTCACTCTTTACGCCTTTAACATCAATGTAATTTAATTCACCAATACCTTCCATAATTAAATCAGCCTCAACAACTGGTCTTTCCTCAAGTAGTGGTGCAGCCTTATATCTTATACCCTTATTGTTCTCCATCAGATGTCTTGCAATAAGTTCTGCAAATATTCCTAACTGAGATATAGAGTGTTCTTGATTACCTCTATATTTTTCTGTGTTTTTATTATAAACATCAGCAGATAACATACTCCTTACCTTAGCAAGTTCATCAGATAGTTTGATGAAAGTGCTAGGATAAGTTGTTTTTTTCCATTTAATCATTAGAATGGTAAGTCATCATCTGTTTTTGCTGTAGATTTCTTAGCAGCAGTTTTAGAATCTTTTGGTGGCTCATAAGTATTTACATAAGCATAATGAGTTGCACCTTTTTCAGATGGTTCTCTCCTTTCTGAAATCACCATAGAAATCCAACCATTCTTTGAATTTGCTTGTAGTTCATCCATTTTGAAATTAGCAACCATCATTGTACCATACTTCGTATCAATATTTTTGATACTACTTGGTAAGTAAACCTTCTCTTTCTTGTCTGTCATTTTTTAATTTTTTAATTTTATATAATTTAGTTAATGATTTATTGATTTGTTCTAATTGAGTTTCTAGTCCTAATATTTCTTCATCTACCTCAACTTCAATAACCCTATCTTCTACTCTTTTAAAAGAATCAGTATCTTCAGGATAGTTATTGTAAAAGAACTCAAACTTTCTTGTGTGATGTATAATAGATGCGTGATGCAGGTTTGTTACTCTACCTATCTCACTAAGAGTTAATCCAAACATCTCTCTTAATATGTAGATATACATTCTCTTAGCAAATATAATGTTTTTCTTTCTACTACCCAAAAACATTTCTTCTTTCTTAATGTCGTAAATTTCTGCTAATTCTTCTGTGATTACATTGTGATAGTAATCGCTAAATTTTAATCTTTTTCTTCTCATTTTGTTATAATTTAATTTAAGTCGTACACTATTGTATCAACTATGTCTTGTATGTTTAACCCAATAAAGTCTGCTAATGTCTTAGCGTGAATGAATCTAAGTGATGGTGGATTCTCTATAAACTTTCTACTTGTAGCATAATTAACTCCAAGTATCTTACAAAGTTTTAAATTAGATACACCATATATTCTTAGTAGAGCCTCAAACTCGTTTCTGGATTCTCTGATTTGTACTAATGAATATTTATTAGTCATTTGCCTGTAGTTTTTTAGCATACTTTAATAAACTTTCTTTTGGTACTTTAAACTTATGCTTATCTCTGTGGTAGAAATCTATTACCTGCTCTTTGTTCAATACCTTCATTACATCATCTTCAGCAATTTCACCTACAAGCATATCTCCATTCCACACTAAGTAAGTGTAAACCTTAGAGAAATGATTATAAATCTCTATGCCCAAATACTCCATCTTTGAACATTTTTTCCCATTGTTTTCTTGTGTCTTTTTCATATCTGTTTTCATATATTTTAGTTATTATTTCTTCTGCTTCTAGTTCTGTTAAATCATTTATTCTTCCTAGAATATCAGATTTCATTCTTTCTGTAAAAGATGTTAGGTCAATATTACCCTCAATGATAAGCCATTGGGTATGTGTAATACCACTAGGCTCACCATCAAGAATATTATCTATCCAATCATCATTCATTAATCTACAATCTCATCCTGACCAAATACTCCTTGCTCATAGAATCCTGCAATCTTTAAAACAACTCTACTCATTGCTCTCTTTTCAGCCATAGAAACAGGGAACTTCTTACCACCTCCCATTAAGTTGCTGTTAGATGCTTCACCAAAACTCATAGCGTTCTTAACCTCATTACCAACTTTCATTGATGCTGCTGCTCTTAATACGCATATTCCTTTTTCTATATCCATATTGATTACTTCATAAGCAACTGTAATATTGTTTCTTGATACAATCTTATCAATTCCAGTTCTTGTGATAATTACAAACCCTCTCTTGTCTTTGTAAATATCTTCTTCTACTAAACCGTTCTCTTTGTAAAGCCTTCTTAAAGCCTCTTTTCTAGTTTCTACAATTGGTTCAGGTTGTTTCTTCAGTTTTTCTTGCATTGTTTTTTTTGTCATTTTGTTATTATTTTGATTATTATTATGATATTGTTCTGCAATATCGGTTAGTGTGTTAATTTCTTGTGATTGCTCTTGCTCACGCATTTGCATAAATTCTTCTTTCATTCTTCCCATAATTTTATAGTTTTAGTTAGTAATTTTGTCTTGTTGGACAATGTAGATAATCATAAGTATTATGATTGTAGGTACTGCGATTAGTGTTTCCATTTAGTTTATTGTTTTAGTTATTAATTGATGCAAAGATATAAAATTGGAATTACCCACCAAAACATTTTTAACAATTTTTTGATAAATGTTTACCTGCTAGAAGTAAATTGTATGAAAATTATGTGATATTTTAGAAATAATGCACCAAACGAGCCACTTGCCCACTTGTTTTTTCGTGCAAAAATCCTTCAACTGCTTTAGGAACTCCAACATATCCTTTTCTTGAGTGCCAACTATCAGTTCCTGATGGGCTACGCATATACTCTACAGTAACTCCTATAAAGTCTTTAGCATCTAGCCACTTATGCTTAACTTTGTGGTGTAAATGATGTAGATACCAATATCTATATTTAGTTTCACTCCACATTATTGGTTTTTCTTGAGCCATCATTAAAGGTAAGTTTGCCATCTTAGCACCATCTCCATGCTCTAAGCCAATTAAGTTCTTACCATACTTATAATACTTTCTATGTGCTACACTAATATCAAAAGTAATATCTCTGTCGTTTCTAAACCAACTCTTTAATGCGTGTGCCAAATGAAATCCACTTTGATAGTCATGATTACTCATTGAATGAACAACATCTACAGGTGCTATCTCTCTTAGCATTTCTACACACTTAACATATAGTGCTAATGCAACCTCAAAATGTTCCCACCACTTACCATCTACATCTTGACCTGTACCTGCTGTAGTTTGATTATATACATTATCAATATGTAAAACATCATTACCTATGCAAAACAATATCCTTTCTACCTCAAAGCCTTCTGCCTTATATATAAGTCCTTCTAAGCCCTCTAAAACACGCATACAGGCAGTTTCAACATCATACCCATCACCAGTTTCAACTCCATTAGCATATTTACCTATATGTATATCTGCAGGATTTATTACTAATAAATGATTAGCATCTTTATTATCTCTTTTTACTGAAGGATAATAAGGTGAATGATTTTCAATGAAGT